AATTGAGATCTGCACTATGGGTATTTCCTAAAAATATACCCCATAAACCCTTCTCAGCTCCCCCACAAGCGATGCCTGAGTACTGTAAAAGATTAAATGCAATAGATGGTTACAGAACTTACTATATAAATGAGAAGAAAAGTTTTGCAAAGTGGACTAAAAGAAATATTCCAGATTGGTTTGAGGATGTAGCATAATGACAGAAGAAATGATACCTTTTCATGCATTACCCATCTATAAAGAGTCGACAGACTTTGAATTAGATAGTGCTGAAAAAACAGAAATTATGTTGGGTGGAGAGTTTCGTAAAGCTTTATCTGATAAAGGTAATGCTATATCTAAAAGTGCAGAAATATTAGAAAGTGATAAATTACTAAGAGTTAAGAATTTTATATTATCTAAGTTTGATAATTTTGTAACAAATCATTTACAGATAAAAAATCAATTTTGTCTTACACAGAGTTGGTCTGCTGTAAACCATAAAGGTGATGCACACCATTTACATTTACACCCCAATACAGTTTTTAGTTGTGTATATTATGCACAAGCAAAAAGTGGAGATTTTCAAATAAAGATGCCTATGAGTAGAATACAAGATGGTTACAATTTTTCATATAAGATTTTACAAAATAATATTTTCAATTCTAGAACATATAATGCATCTGTAAAAACTGGTGATATACTTATATTTCCAGGCTGGTTAGAACATCAAGCATTACCTAATGAAGATGATGCTCCAAGAATAATCATAGGAACAAATTATTTTGTTAAAGGAATATTGGGTGATTATGATAATAAAGACCAAATAGAAATATGACCGATGATCCAGAACCGAAAAGATATTGGGAATGGATAGGTTGGAAACTAAGGCAGGTAGAAAAAATGTACAAAGAGGAAGGTGATCAACTAGAAATGTATTTACCACGAAAAAAAATCCCTGAGAGGCAAGGTTCAGATAAACTAATGGTTGATGCTAATGGTGTACCTATTCAACAACATCAACTACAAATGACAGGCTTAATGAAACGTCAGATTTCAGATATGCAAGAACAAATACATTATTTACAAATTCGTGTTAAAGAACTTGTAGAAGAAAATTATAGATTGAGAAAAGAAAATGCCAACATATAAACTCAGAAATAAAAAAACAAACTTATCACATGAAGTATTTTGCTCTTATCCAGAACTGCAAAAGATTTTAGAATCTGATCCAGATTTAACTCAAATGTTAACTGCACCAGCAATAGTTGGTGACCATATTGTTAAACAAGGTGATGGCAGAATGGATGTTGGTATGAAAGAAACTTTTAGTCGTATTGCAGAAGGTCATCCTAATAGTCCTCTTGCAGATAGGTTTGGAAGTAGTCAAACTAACCAACAAAAAAAGGTTCAAGAAATTGGAAAGAAACATGGCCTAGTTCGTAAAGATGGTGGTCAGAATGTAAGTAAATTGACAAGTACTTACAAAACAACATAAAAAACATAAATAATACTGTGCAGATCACAATTTATTTTTTATCTTAGGTTCTGCACAAGGGGGAAATCAGTTGGGTCGATTTCCCCCACATTAAAATTAAAACGGAATTATTATGTCAAAGAAAATAGAAATTACAAATACAGACTTAGTTAAAGTCGAACCAATAACAGATAATCAAAAACTTGTTTTTGAATCCTATAAGAAAGGTCAAAATCAATTTTTATTTGGTTGTGCTGGTACAGGCAAAACTTTTGTTTCCCTTTACCTTGCATTTCAAGAGGTTCTTAGAAACGATACACCTTATGATAAGGTTGTTATGGTACGTTCTCTTATACCGACAAGAGAAATAGGTTTCTTGCCAGGAGATGAAGAAGATAAGGCTGCACTTTATCAAGTACCATATCAGAACATGGTACAATTTATGTTCAAACAACCTAACGAACAAGCATTTAGTATGTTATATGATAGGTTAAAAACACAAGGCAGTTTTTACTTTTTATCAACTTCTTTTCTTAGAGGTTTAACATTTGACAATTCAGTCATTATAGTAGATGAATGTCAGAACTTAAACTTTCACGAATTAGATACCATTATCACAAGAGTAGGACAAGATTCTAAGATAATTTTCTGTGGTGATTTTTTACAAACAGACTTGTCTAAAACAAATGAAAAGAATGGTCTACATGATTTCCTTAGAATTTTAGAAGAAATGGAAGAGTTCAACTGTGTAGAGTTTAACATAGGTGATATAGTTCGCTCTGGTTTCGTAAGAAACTATCTTATCCAAAAAACAAAATTAGGTGTAGGAGTCGAATAGATTATGCAAAAAGGTGTTAACGCAGTTTTTCAAACACCAATAGCTTATTATGAGAATATAGGACTTTCAAATATCTTAAAAAGTTATATTCTATCAAAAGAAACTAAAGGTATTGAGTCAAATGTTGCAACTAATATAAAACACAACCTAGTTGAGTCCAAGTTTGATTTTTTATATGATAAAGATCGTATGGTAGAAGATACTAAGATATGGATTGATAAATGTCTGAAAGAAACAATCAATACAATTCAGATGGAAAAGATAGATTATGATATCACTTACAACGAGAGTTGGTATCATGTGACAAAAACTAATGGTATGCACGAAAGTCATATACACCCAGGCTGTAGTTGGTGTGGAGTTTTTTATATACAATCAGGTGATGGGGATAGTGGAAAAACAGTATTTGAAAGTCCAGTAAGGTCTACATATATAGATCGTGGTAACCAATACCTAAATAACTTGAGTACTGTAAGAATTAAACCACAAGATGGATTGTTAGTTATTTTTCCATCTTATTTGAATCACTATCAATCCTTGTACAAAGGAACTGAAGATAGAATAGTAATAGCATTTAATGCTAGTATAGATAAACGAGAGGAAAACTAATGCAAGAAAATTATCAAAATTGCCTAGAAATGATTTTACATCACGAAGGTGGCTATGTGAATCATCCAGACGATCCTGGCGGGGCTACTAATTTAGGAGTTACTAAGAGAGTATATGAAGAATGGGTTGGTAAGGAAGTATCTTTAGATAAAATGCAACAACTTGAAGTTTCTGATGTTGCACCAATATACCAAAAGAATTACTGGAATCGAGTTAAGGGCGATAACTTGCCTTCTGGGCTTGACCTTTGTGTTTTTGATTTTGGTGTAAATGCTGGAACAGGAAGAGCTGCAAAATATCTACAAACTATGATAGGCACAACAGCTGATGGTGCAATCGGGCCTAACACATTAAGATTGTTAGAAACTTATGTAAAACAAGAAGGTCTAAAGGATACTATCGAACAGTATCAAAAAGACAGACTTGCATACTATAAAAAATTAAAACACTTTAAAACATTTGGAAAGGGTTGGACTCGCAGAGTTAAAGAAACAACTGCAGCTGCGAAGAAGATGATATAACACATAATGAAAACATTTAATCATGTACCTATTGAAATTGAAAATTTAAAAACTCAAACTATAGATAAAAAGAGATTTTACGAAACTCCAGATGGTAATCTGTATCCATCTATTACTACTGTTTTATCTGTTAGAAATAAACAAGGTTTATTTGAATGGAGAAAAAGAGTCGGAGATGGTGTTGCAAACTATGTAGCTAGAACAGCAGCCAATCGTGGTACTGCTGTCCATCATATGTGTGAGGATTATTTGAACAATGACTTTGATGAAGAAAAACACAAAAAGAAATTCCTCCCCTACTGTTTATTTAAACAACTCGCAAAAGAAACTTTGGATAATGTTGACAATATACATTCTCAAGAGTGTGGGCTATATTCAGACAAATATAAAGTTGCAGGGCGAGTAGATTGTATCGCAGAATATAATGGTGAACTTTCCATCATTGATTTCAAGACTTCTTCTAAAGAACGAAATGATGAGTGGAATGAAAACTATTATATACAAGCATCTGCATATGCAGAGATGTTTGAGGAACGAACTGGAAAACCAATTGAACAAATTGTTATTCTAGTTGTTACTGAAGATGGGATAGTGCAAGAGTTTATTAAAAAGAAACACGATTATCTACCAATGTTAAAAGAAGTTATAGGAGAGTTTAATAATGACATTTGAAGTACAAAAGATGCATAAGTTACAAGACCAGATGGAAAGTCTGGCTCATAATTGGGTATGGGAAGATATATCCGAATACTATAAAGTCGAAGAAATCGAGGACTTGAATCAAGAACAAGTAGACGAGATATATGCATATGCAGAGAGTGAAGAATGTTATGATGACTATGTGGGTATGGTATTAAGAAGTATCTGCGATAATTGGGAAGGTATGCAAGAATAACCTAATATAAATAGAGCAAATGATAACATTAACAGACAACGCCAAAAATTACCTAAAGGACATGGTAGACACTCAAGGAAAGAAATATGCACATCTTTCTGTTAAGGGTGGTGGTTGTGCTGGATTTGAATATAAATGGGATGCAGTAGATAACACCGAAGAAGGAACTTTGATAGATGAAGTATTGGTGTTAGATAAAATGGCTGAGATGTTCGTACTTGGTTGTACTGTAGATTATATAAAAGAGTTCGGTGGTTCATATCTTACTGTTAAGAATCCAAAAGCACATTCTTCTTGTGGTTGTGGAACAAGTTTTTCTATTGGGGACTTGACAAACTAATAAAAATCTGTTATAAATAGAATCATAATTTGTTGAAACGGATTGAAAAATGGATAGGACATGGGGGCAGTACCCATCGCCTCCACCAAAGGAAAATGAAGATGACAATGCATAAAGAAATAGTATTAGGAGGCAAAGATGAAGAACCCCCTAGTACAAATGTTAGGAAAATGGTTGTTTAAAGCTTACGTTTTATGGAGCATTAGTGCTGATATAATTTTAATAAGTGGAATTGTTTATCTAATTTTTTTCTGATGGGGGCGAACTAGGATCGACTGACATCAAGTAGAAAAGTGGAGAATTATCGGTTGACCTCGTAATAGGTCAAAAAAACTAAACGCAAACTATGATTTTGCACCTGTAGATTACGCACTAGCTGCCTAATCGTACTGAGTTAGGTGGGTACTTGGAAACAGAAACCCACCACCAGTTTCAGAGTTTGGCGACGGCCAAAATCGTGTTGTGCAAGGAAGAATTTCTCACCAAGAGAAGTGAACTTGACTAGTTAGAGGTGGTACTCAGGCATGGCTGCAGAAATGCGTTGTGTCACATCAATCTACCGATTGGAACTAGGTTCTGAAAGTAAACAAGAATGGTATCTTGGTCTTTCAGTTGTGGGTGTACCCAAGTCCCACCAACGCAAAATAAAGGGTCACTACTTAATAAGTGCGTGTGGGGTCATGGTTAACCCCACATCTTATAAATGGAGATATTATGCTAAATACAAAGTCATTCTCACTTGAGATTGAAAAAATGGCCCAAGACAAAAATTTAACACACATGGATGCAGTTATAGAATACTGTAGAACAAAAGAGATAGAACCAGAAGTGGTTAAAAGACTTATATCTAAAAGTCTAAAAGATAAGATAGAAGCAAATGCAAGAGATTTGAACTATCTACCCAAT